GTTTCCCAGTCACGATCCCATATAAATAATTGTGCCTATTGTGAAAGTGGATAAAACCGCCATCGACTAGTGTTCCGAGAAGTACTTAAAAAAGGGAGGTCAGTAGGCACACGGGCCAAGCCGCAAGCAGCAAGCGACAAGCTCAAAATAATATTTGACAACGTGGCATGAATATGGGATAAAATGATATAACTTAAAAAGGAGAAATAATATGGACTATCTAACACTACGTATCCCAGCGGATATAAAAGAAAAAATAACGTCGACCACCTGGACTGGTGAGCCCCCGTGGCAGGGATCCAACGGCATGTATGAACAGTGCGGTTGCGACATGATCCAGGTTGTACCAGCTGCCTATGAAGACATTCGCAGAAAGCATCACTTAAAAGGTGAGCTGTTTTGTGATGAAGAGGGCCTTTGTAAAGCTGCCCCCGTGCACAACTGGCGTGCTTCACAGCTGCGCTTCTGGTACATGAAAGCAATCAAAGACCAGCTCACTGATGATTGGCGCGCCTGGTGTGACATTGCAGGTGATGCTGTATTTTGTGTTGAGGCCACCGATGGTAATTTAAAAATTATGGAGGACATCCTTGACTCGTAAACCTGGAGCCCCGGACCACAGCGTCCGGGGCGTGGCTCATGACTACTGGATCCAGAAGCGGGAGTCCAGGCTCAAGCGGCAAGCAGCAAGCCGCAAGCAACAAGCGGCAAGCAAAAAAGAATTTGACAAGCCAATAGATCTATGGGATAAAGTGATATAAATAGAAAGGATATAATCATGAATAAATTAAAAGAATACAAAGAATTTTTTGACGTGGACAAGTTACGCATGCGTATTGAGGAGCTAGAGCGGCAGCTAGAGCTGGCCCGCCAGCCAAAGGCCTTCACCATTGTTGTAGATAGCAACGGGAGGTTCAACTATGAACGCACAAGCTAGGAAGCTAATCACTGGAGGGCTCTCGAAGCCCTCCAAGATGCCGGGGTACAGCTATAACCTGCCCGCGATCCATTGCAAGACTGGAAGCAAGCTCGCCCAGATACCGGGCACCACGTGCCACGGCTGCTATGCACTGAAGGGGCGCTACAGGTTCCCTAACGTCATGGACGCCATGATGCGAAGACTTTCCAGCATAACGCGGCCCGACTGGACGCGGACAATGGCAGCGGATATAAACGCCCGCAAGTCTCGCTGGTTCAGGTGGCACGACTCAGGCGACATTCAAAGCGTAAAACACCTATTAAAAATATTCCAGGTCTGCAGGATGACTCCAGACGTGGCGCACTGGATCCCCACGCGGGAAGCCGGGCTCCTTTCTAAGATACCAGCGGACAGGGTGCCGCCCAACCTGACTATACGCTTAAGCGCGACGAAGGTTGACGGCCCGGCCCCTGGAAGCTGGCATCTAACATCAACAGTGGTAACAGAAGGCCGGACATGTCCAGCCCCTGACCAGGGCAACGAGTGCAAGAGCTGCCGGGCCTGCTGGGACAAAGATATTAAGAACATAGCATATGGAAAACACTAAGCAACGGGCGCTGCTGTACGTGGCGGCCCGCTTCATGATGGTGAAGATCGACTATAGCGCCAAGCGCCAAGCAGCAAGGATCAAGCGGCAAGCAACAAGCTAGCCTCCAGCTCGGACCAAGCAGCAAGCGGCAAGCGACAAGCCTCAAGCGCCAAGCCACAAGCGGCAAGCTCCTTGATCATAACGCCTGGATAAAGTATCGGTGTGCGCTGATCGAGGGTCGTGGCTAAGATGTATGTGTTCGTGGGATGTTTCACGTGGAACGCAATTTGATGTGGTGAGAAGGTTAGTTTATTACTTTTTGTTACTTTCAGCTCAACTGTAAAAAAACCACGCTTTTCAGTGTACCCAACCAGATCAGGAAAGCCAAAAGATGACCAAGATTCTACTCTTGTCCACGTTATGTTCGGTGTATGTTTCTTAACTTTCTGCCAAAGTTTAGACTCAGCTTTCAAAGTAATTACTCAACGAGTATAACGCAACGATATTTCTCTGCTGCATTAATTAATTTGTTCTCAACCAACTTAATTTCTTTGATGTTAAACTCTTTTTGCATGGGGTTTCTACCATCAGGCAGGACCAACATGACGCCAGCATTAGCACCTTCAGGACTCTTGCAAAAGTTCTGCAGTATCTGCACCAACCTGCTGGTGCTGTAGTTTAGATAACCAGTCTTGAGTTGTTTATCTGTTGGGTTGGATAGATCTATTTTCTTCATTTACCTTGTCCTCTGTATCGTTTGAAATTTCTACGTTTGTGTTTGTTCTTAGGTCTGGACCTAATGCTTTGTCCAATAGATGTTCTCTTCTTTGGACCAGGTATGTGATCGCTGTAAAGTTTACTTTTCTTTGCCAACTGTATACTCTCCTTCTATCAAGACTTTATTATCGTCGTATATCTTTTTCATTTTAGCTTCTAAGTCTTCTATGGATAGGTCTTCTAACTTGCCAGTTAGAACCATTTTTTGTTCGATGTAGAGTCCTGCTGCTTTTCCTCTAGCCACTTCTGCGTTCGCAGCTGCCGAGAAAGCTCCTTTAGATAAAGCTGCTTCGCGTATACGGCCGAGCTCTGTGATGTGCCTTTCAAAAGTAACTTCATATTTCTTTTGGACCTCTGTTCTGATTTCTCCGATATATTTAACAACGAGTGGATATTTATTTGGATTGCGAAGCTCAGACGCGCGTACATGAGCGCTGCCCTCTGCATAACCTGCTTCCAATGCACATTCTGTTGGTGTCTTACGTCCTTCATTGTAAACCAATAACTCCGCGAACTTCTTTTGTTGTTCTGATAATTGTTTGGGAACTCCCATGAAGGTAAATATAAGTAAGTTTACTTTTGATTACAAGTTTAATCTATAATCTTTTTGATTTTTAGTCTGCCCATGTCTTCGTACAAAGAGGCAGTGACTTCTTTGCACTGCATGTAAATGCCTTCTTGATCTTCTCCAATGTTGCGAGAGATAACACGTTTTTGTTTCAAACAATCTGTGAGCCCATCAGTTGGCACCATTTCTATTGTTGAACCGTTTTGTATCATGAGTATTGCAAAAACAACTTTAATGGTTTCCATTCTTTCTTTCCTCCAGGTCTATCAACCTCTCCTCGTGAAACTGTATGACCATATCATTCTTTAGTATCATTGGTATCTCGGCTTCCATTTGTTCTTTTAACTTATCTACGTTCTCACCGAGATATTCCACAAGCATGTAGAGTTCCTGGACCTGGGGGCTGACCATGCCTCCCTTGGGGACAGAATCTATAAAAGTATTAGCTGCTTCCAAGTCTTTCTCCATCAATTGCAATGTTGTTTCAATTTTGTTTAAGCGTTCAATTACTGAAAAGTATGACATTGTGCCTATTGCTACGGCTGCTAGTATAGCGAGTAAGTTACGTGCCGGGAGCGAGATAGATGTGTTGTCCGATAGTTTCATTACAATAGTGGGTTAGACATCTCTGCTTTTAGCTCTTCTATCTTTGCATCAAGAAACTTGATAGCTGCATCATTTATTTTTATGTCAGCTTTCAAACCTTCTAATTCTTTTATGATACCTGATAAATCTACAGTCTCATTGACTACAAACTCTTTGTCTTCTAACTGTGCTATACGATTGTTGAACTCACCGAAGGCTGCAAATCCCGCCCCGATTCCTCCAATGACTCCTAAAAGTGCAGCATAGCTGGCTAGTTTATTGAATATTTCTTGCATTTAATAACTCCATAAGATTTCTATACGCATCGTTGGTAGTCTTCTTGTACTCTTGCATTTTCATTTGATGCTTTACAACAGGATCTGTACCTGCAATGCTTGCTTGCGTAGCATATATGGTTTTATCATAACTCGCAAGACTGAGTTGTACGAAGAAAGCTGGGTCGCCGCCAGGTAGTTGGCTTGTATCAAATAGATCAGAATTTGTATTGAAATAACTAGAAATATCAGCTTGTTTGTCTGTCATCTCACGAGATACAATCTCATTAACAACATCTAAAGTCATACTAACTCTCTGCATTTCATTAGCTACTTTAGATTGTATAGCTTTTTCTATGGCAGCGACCTTAATATCTAGATCGACTTCCACTGCTTCACTAGATTCTGGCTCTGTTGTTTCTGCAACTTCTGTAGGCTCTGCTTCAATTGGCTCCTCGATTGCCTCTTCTTGTTCGGCAACTTCTGTTGTCG